AACGGACGTACTCCATTGGCAAGCCAAGAATTTCTTGTTGTCCCTCGAACAGTGTGCCGAGGTCGCTTGGGCCACGCCGCACAGCTAGCGATTTTGTCGGTTTGCGGGGCATGGTTGAAGAGGGGGTTTGGGTTTGTGTGCCGCCAGGCAGTAGTGAATCAGTCCTTAATGCGCCTCCCACCATTGATTCAGTGACGCAACCGGTTGCGGGCCCTAAGGCCCTTGGATTTATCGTTGTTGGGTGTCTACCCCGCGGTTAGTAATCCGCGAGATTGAGCCGCTCGAAAGCTGGGTGCGAAACCAGGATGGGCAGGCTCTCGACTCTGTCGAAAAGAAATTCGATCTCGGCGATTTCTGCGAGCGAAATCCCGTAGCGGCGTCCAATCCAGTCGCAGGCCTCATTGTAATCGATGAGACCCGCGCCTCGAGGACGGTACTGTTCGGGAGCGATGTTGAGGGGGCGGTCAACTCCAACACGTTTCAGCGCGCGGTGGAAAGCTCCGAGAATCGGAATGTTGCACCTTCGATCCGCGGTGATATTTCGCGAGATCGAAAATGCCAATCGTCTGTAGACAGTCTCAAGGGGCGTGCTGCGATCCAAGGTACTCGGATCAGTGCATATTTTCCCTAATTTGGAAATAGCAGAAGGCAGCCACGACCACACGAAACGTCCGTCGACGGGGTACCATCGTCCTTTGAGGAATGTGACCTCAGAAAGACGATCCTTGTACTCGATCTTAGCAGTGAGGCCGATCTGTTCCCAGTTGAACCCAAGAATGAACGCGATAATCGCGATGAAATTGTTCGTTGAGTTTGAGAGGGAAGTGTTCGGTTGGCCTGTAATCCGCATGAGACTGTAGTTTTTGAACGTAACAGTAGCGGACCGGGTTTTGCTTTTAGACTTGTACACCGATTGGGCCCCAGCTATGCTTTCGAGCAATTTGAGGACCTCTTCGGGCACGCCGAGTTTGGAGAGGACAAAGAGTTCAGCCCGGACCTGAGGTTCGACTTGGGATTGGTCATAATGACTGTAGTCGATCTCGATTGCTGAGCCATCAGGGGCGACGATAACACTATCGTCTCCCATTACCAAGACATTGAACACACCTTCCACGAGGTTGTTGGCCCATTCGGAAAGATCATAAGCCGTCATGCCACCAGAATAGGTGAGTTTCATGTTATAGGCTGATCCTCCGTGGACATAGGAGAAGGTGTGTTCGCTCAAGATTTGTTTGAGACGGGTGGTGGCGGCGCGGATGTAAGGTTGAATGAAAAACTGGGCTTCGAGGGGAACGGTCATAATGGTCCGAGGTTTAAGTCCAACCATACCACCGTCCCGTTTGAGGCCCAGTGTTTCATCAGTTTTGGCAAACATTCCGTTGCCGCGTTTCACGAGAGTGGCGCGAACAGAAGCGATAGTAACGGCCTGGTCCGTTGTCTGTTTGGCGATGATCTCGAGGGCGCGTCTTTTCTTGTTGGCGTCTTGGTACGCGTTGGCCCAGTTTTCAACTGGTTCGGGTTCGAGGGGTACATCTGGAAACGGAGCGGTGAAGAACTGGGCAAAATGCATCCACAGCCCGGGTTGAGTCGAGCGGGGCACATCAGCCATGTTCCTCATCCGCAAAGCGGCCAGGAGGGACCCAAGTCCAGGAAGAGGGCGGTACATAAGAGATGTAACGCCAAGGACTGGGTAAACCCCAAGGATTGTGTGGTCCATGTCTGGTACGTAGTGGACGGGTTGAGGCAAACCCCCCACTTTAACCTTCATTTTCTTCGCGGGATCGGAAACGGTGCGATTAGCCTTGTACCAGTTTGGGGGCATGCATGGGAGACCGAAGCCAATGGGCAACTTGTACATGCCGCGAGGCATGTCGTGCAAGTGGCCAGCGGCATAGAGTCCCCGGATGCCATCGAAATGGTTGAGGGTCTCAGAGACACTTGAAAAGCCTTCATAATCCCCCGACGTAATGGGGGAGAGGCAAGTGGCTGCGAGAGCAGAGGCGGCACCGAAGCCGACAGCGATCGGTTCAACACTCGTCACGGACAGCCCTTGGAATGCTCCAGCGAGGCTGTCTGTGGTGACGGGGGGAACCGGGGAGTTGACCGGGGGAAGGAAAGGACCCGGGAAGAGCTCGAGACGGGGCCTCTTGAGAGGAGGCTCATCAGCGAACGAGACGGTCAAAGGATTGAGTTTCGACAAAAGTCCCCAGAATAAACCTGGTTTCTTTGACGGGCGAAACTTTTCGATAGTCTTGCTCACCGATTTTTGGACGAGGTCGATCCGGGCATTGGCCCGGCCAACAAGAACGCTTTTGAGCGAAGGACTCGGTTGCATGTAGCGATACGCTGCGTAGGCGAAACACCCGACAGCCACGCCGGCCAGAACATACTGCATGTAGTTAGGCCGGGGGCGTCCGATGTTCACCGGTTTGTACGCATCTCGAACCAAGGCGTCTGACACCTTGGTATGGAGGAGATTGTATATCGTGTTGTGCGACCGGTTCTCCCGGGTGGCGAACATGCACGCATGGATCGTGTCATCAACAATGCGTTGATAAACACCCGCGAGGGCAGGGATGGAGTACAAGGCAATCATGAACGGATCTTCCTGGATATCCGCATTCACACGGCTTGTCAGGGCGACCCCATTGAATTGGGACGCCGCGACAGTGTTTCCGGTGGTTGCGTATTTGCGGTAGATCTCGCTCAGGACCATGTAGTCCTTCCGCGTCGTCCCTCCGAAGCTCCACCACGAAAGAGATGGCCGGTGTACGGCCAGGTGGTGGATTATGCCTCGGGACGGGTGCGCGACCGATGTGCGCTGGGGAGAAGTTTTCCCAATTTGGAAAACGAAGGAGGAGTTTTTGACTACCAGCTTCGGTTCCCAGAAGAATTGGTCGGCCTGGCCTTTATGCCAGACGTGTTGTCCGAAGAGCCAGGATGTGTCCTTGTGCGTAAACATCTGGGTGGGTTCGGACCAAGCCTGGACATTCCTCCCGTTCCGCTGGTACACTTGCCCGAGATTCCATCCGAGGGTCGAAGAGAAGTCCAGGGTGCGCACGAAAGCTATCTTGCTTTTAGTGGCTTCGAGGACTTCAGACACCAGGATGGGATCAGAAATAATGGCATAGGCATCGTAGAGAATCGCGAAGTCAGCCTCGACAGGAGTGGAGACGACAACGAATCCGAGGGACTCGTATTTTGCGAGACGATGCTCATGACCTGGGGCGTAAACATGTCGGAGCGGCCCTACCATTCCAAGAATCTTTTGTAGCTCGATGCGGCGATAAGTCGCACCTAGCTCATGTTGGTTGCTCTTGTTATGGGAGAGATTGGGAGTGTAGCCATGGTACTCGACCAAATGGGCATACTGCTCTGTTGTCGTTATCGGGAGTTGTGACAGGCTGAGTGGGAGCTGTTCACGAACGTGGACGACAGTGGGCGCCGATATGCTCGGCGCCCTGACGGGTCCGACGGAAGCCGGACTCGGCGCTCTCGGCCTCGGCAATGGAGCCGAAAAGCCGGGAGGGTTGCAAGGGGGAGAAAGGGGGGCCTGCGGAGGAGCGGCCCAGTTTTCTTCCCGCCAGCGCTCTAT